GTTTTTGTTCCCTAAAAATGACCCCTAAACTATGTATATGATAGCGAATGAGAGAATAGACCCAAGGTAAGGTCTACCCTTTGGCTACCCTCCTGCGGAGTGGAGGAGCCTGCCCTCCCTTCGTACCACCAGCTCCACCCGAAGTTGTGTCACCTCTAGATGGGTTACTGAATGATATCCCAGATAAGGCTTCTGTAAGGTTGTGCGATATCTTAACAGCAGAAGTAGGTACACGGGACTTGACTGAATTAATCATGACCTCGCCACCTAAATCTAACTTCACCGACCACATTCTTCCTACCATCGTTAAGACGACAGTGTATTCGAGATTAGAATCTACCCGAACAACCGCCAAAGTCTCAAGGTTATGGAGCGCTTTCGTGATAAGGAGTCTGTCTCGGACAGGATTCAGGGGAGCTCGTCCTACCCAGATATCAGTCAACGCATTACGGAAACGATCAAGCAGCCCAGTTCGTGCTCTGTTAACCATCGAGGAATCTGAAGATGCTAATAAGAAAAGATCATCTGAAAGACGCCGAGCCTCAAACTCCGAAGCTTGAACGATAGGATGAAAACTGTTTAACTCAGGTAACTTACGCAGTGCCTCAGCTGCCTCTGGAACCTCAGCTTCAGCCGAGGCTTTAACTTGAGGAGCTAATTCAGCGAATAAGGTTGAGTCGAACGAAGGATCACCCTCCGTAGCTTTCAGTGTTATGAGGTTAGCGATCGCAGATGAAGATCTGAGAAGGTTGTCCAGACGTTTCAGCCCTTCCACTGCTACAGTCCAAGTATAAACTTGGATCACATCAGCGTTAGAGAGTTTCACGCCCTTGAACCAAGTATCCGGAGTAGCAAGCTTGAAATCATTAGGTACAAAGGCTCTACGAAGTCCCGATACAGAAGTCGGAACAAGATTATTTTTGACATGTATCATTAATGTCTCACGATCTAACATTGATGCCATAAGGTGCCAGAATTCACCAGACGTTAGGTCCGGATTTCTGCTCACTAACTCGTTCTGAAGCTGAGCAGCCAACCGCCCATCCTTAACCACTTTACAGATAGTTTTGACTGGAATAGTAGAAATCTCATTCCCTTCTATGAATAACCGTTTACAAACCTCCCCAGCTGGCAATAAGTCCGGATTGTAGGTAATAGACTTCGTATCGTTGATTTTCACATCATGTGCTTGCATGATGAGTCTATAATGGTTTGCTACCTCGATATTACACAATGCTGAGTCATCGCCGATAAGGCCATAATCGGTATAATTATCGACTTTTGCACGCATAGCGGCGACTCTGATTATCACATGATGTGTCAGGGCTAGCATCGGAAAACTCGATCTCACTCCCATTGGTTGCCCACAACCGTATCGTACTAAAGAGCCATCAGGAGAAATGAAATCACGATCACTTAGTAGAGAACTCCAATTCTTAGCGATAGAAGGAGACCCGAATAAGATAGAAAGAATCTCCTCCTGTAGTCTTATCGGTAATCTATCTGTAGCAGCGACTAAATCAAAGCAAGTGACAGCTTTAGAATCATCACTAGTCCATGAACGCACTTTATCAGTTATCGCAGTTTGATTGAAAGTTCCATCATTGGGACAAACCTTCAAAAATGAGTTGATCGTATTATGTAAAGGGGTGAAGGCCATTTGAGTCCAGTAATCTAAAGCAGCTACAAGTCTGGCCTTACCGCCCCACTCATGAATCACATTGATCTTACCGAGCAATGGTGTTCTGTGGTGGGCAAGATCAGTTTCGGGTAAATAAGTAACTCCGTACATATCCTGAACCACCTGAGGCATACCACCTTCCTCTAAATAAGCTCTAAGACGTTTGAACAATGTAGGTTGTTTCATCCAGGCTCTCACATCAGAGTGAGCAGACCACGTCTGCGCTCCGTTAGGACCTGAAGACGACAAGACTTCGTAATGAAATCCTGCTACCTCCAGACCGTATGCTGCTTTGAACGCTGAAGTCGACATTCCCAATGATTCTAGCGCTGTTTGAATTTCAAATTTAGAAAGAAGGTTCGATGTTTCACCTTTCCGATGATATAGACCCTTATACTCCGTCACGATAGATGTCAAATCAGGTTTAACGCTGATTACGATCACCCGGTCCATCGAGAGCAAGGCATATATTATCCTGTAGAAAGTCAGCATCTGTTTAAGGTCTAACTTAGATGACCAAGAGTCTTGTACAGGAAGAACACCTTGTAGCAATATTGGGCATTCTGACTCGAAGTCCCACCAAAGTGGCTTAAATCCCTTCATACCTGGCTTCTCACCTCTTAGTGATGAGACGTACCAAGAACGTGTAGCTTTAATCAGAGAAATACAATCAACAGCATCCTTCATAAAAGCGATTTGAATCTTATTGAAAACAAGACCTGAAACTCCGATAAGCTCAGATTTATACTCAACACCAGAGAGGTGTATCATATTGAGGAGAACCGAGAAGAGATTCTCTAGATTTGACTTAGAGATTTTTGCCGGCTCAGCTCCTTTCTGAGAAAGACCCAGAGTTACGTTCGATAACATTTTGTAGTGTAAAACTAAC